GCCGAACGGAATCGTGCCACCATTATAAATGCCCTTGAGAGCGTTCTCGGTCATGCCGCGCACGACCTTTTCAGACAAGTCAGCCGAGTAGTATTCGGCGTAGCCTTCCAGCACCGATTCCAGAATAATGCCCTCCGGGCCAGCCGAAACGACTTCCGTTGCCGATACCAGTTTCACACCGTTTCGCTTCAGCTGAGTCTTGTACCGGGCACTGTCGTAGCGGTTTCGGGCAAAGCGGTCGAGCTTCCAGACAATGATGACATCAAAGATGCCACGCTCACTGTCCTTGATCATCTGCTGGAACTGCGGGCGGTTGTCCGTCTTGGCAGAAATCGCGCGGTCGATGTAGTGTTTGACCACCGTGAGGTCATTCTTCTCTGCGTAGGCCGTACATTCACGGATCTGACCTTCGATGGATTCCTCGCGCTGGCTGTCAGTGGAATAACGTGCGTAGATAACGGCAGTCATAGCGGACACCTCTCTTCTTTACATCAATGAACGGTGGATCGTTCATCCAAATCAATGTTTCGTATAATGTATATACCATATTTTGCAACTAATTGCAACAGAAAAATAAAATCAACGAACAGCATTTACTTTTTTGTAAATAAGATACCCACCGACCTATGGTTTTCGCCATAAGCTGGTGAGCATCTGTTCTTCTTGGTCTATAATCACTGATGGCGCAGTAATGGACATCCCGTCCTTGTTGTATCTGGTTAATTGCAGTTTCGGAGTACAACAAAAAAATGAGACAGGCAACCTTTTTCGGGGAAGTCCATCTCATTTTTTTGTTTTGGCTGTTTTGCAACAGCCCTGTTTAAATCGCTCAAGCTAACCAAAAACAACGGCTGCTTTTCGGAGCAGAGAATTGATTCTGTTAATAGATGCTGTCTTCTGAAATTTCAATTCCAAGTACTCCGAGGATGTCTGCGTTTTTCTGCTGCAAACAGCTCCTGATGGCCTCCTTCAGTTTCTCATCCGTTACCCACAAAGGCATCATTTCACGTGGGATGCAACGATGAAATACATTTTCAAATTCGGTACACAGCTCAAACAATTCCTCATCCACAGCAGTTTGGGGCATAGAATCGTCCGAAAAAAGATCATCTAAAGTTTCAGCAACCACTCTGTCAGGCCTCCTTTCTGCCTTTTGTCAACGCTCTTCCCAGATGGCACGTTCACGTTGCTCACGGTCATAGGGTTCTGCATTCTTGATGATTGCGCTGAGCATCTGGTTAAATACCCTTACCGCATTGGGAAAAAGTTTGGTCAACCGTTGCAGCTTGATGCTATCACCCATACTCGCTTCAAAAAAGTGTGCAAACGCCTCATGCTCCATGGCCCATACTCTTGCGCAGTATTCTTCGCTATGACCCCATCCACCACGAACATGGCCATTGGTAGCAAAATTTGCGAGATCCGAACAGCTGTGCCACGCTCCCTCGCAAAGATTGCGCACAGCTCTTTCCCTCTGTTCCGGGGTAGAGTTATTATAGCATTGAATTAACCTTTGTCCATCACTGACCAGCGCATGGTGAAACGCAGCATTTTCCGACATCAAATTTTGATACCTCATGCATGCATGATCAATCATGTGCCCCAGTTCGTGGTAGTATGTAGCACCCGCCCCTCGCACATTCTTCTCATCCTCTGCTGCATTGTAATAAACGCCGTGCTCGGCAGGCGAGTAATGGCTTGGCTCCGGTCCGCTATAATCGCCGTTGAGGATACATAGCTTTTCTGCAAACAAATCAAAGACCTTCCTTGCAGCCGGAACAGCATTCCCATAGCGCTGATCAAGGATCGCATTATATTTGGGGGAGGAGAAAGGCTTGTCCTGTTTGATGCTCGGTCGTATGCTGACAGCTGTTTTTGTTCCTGCAGATGCTACTGAAGCAGCCGCTGCTACGCCCGCTGCTGCCGTTGTTCGTGTAGCACGTCCGATTTGCTCATACTTCTCGACTGTGTCAAGTGTTTTCTTGAGGGATTCTTCCAGTGAACGCAGCTCACCATAGCTGGTTCGGAGACTTGTGACGCTGTCGAGTACGATTGCATAAAGTCTTCTGGACTGCTGGTCATTCCAGCTATGATTGACGTTATTAAACTGCTGCAGGATTCTTTGAATAAAATACCCGATTGCTTCCCGCGCAGCAGTTGTCTGATTCAACGCATGACGAACCGCAGATGAGTTTACATTTGTCATCGCGAATCACCCTTTACATTGGCAACAACTCACTGCAGAAAGTTTCGACCTGCTCTGGTGCAGGGCTGACATACGGTTTGAACTGGAACGTATCAGTAGTACCATTTGTATAGTAAACCGTATTGTCATGCAGCGTGGAGACGTTCACGTTATCGATCAGATTGAATGCATCCGAATCACTCAGTGCAAACACGATTCTCTCCCGGAACTTGTTCAAAATGTTCATACCAAAGTGCATGGACTCCTTTACCGTCTGATAATCGCTGGAGCAGATGATAAAGTGGATGCCATAGGCTGCACCGTCTGCAATCAGTTTCTGCAATTTTTCGCTAGCATTTCCCATTGCTCCGGAGACAGGCTGTGCAGAAACATGGGAAGAGTCTGCGCCAATGCTGGAGAACGATGCCATCAGATCCGCAAACGGATCTCTTTCCTCTACATTTTGCGATTCTGCCGGAGCCACATCCGCAGTAAGAGACGGCACTTGAGCCAGCAGTGCGGCAAAGGGATCGTCATCCGCAGGCTTCGTGGAGAATCCCGTCGGCTCGACAGTGGAATCCGTCGGTTCTGCAGAGAATCCCGCCAGAAGATCAAGTGTCGGATCTTCCACCACAGCCGACAGGACATCCGCTGCTTTGGGTTCTGTCGGAAGCTCTATATACTCCGCCTCATCGACTCGGTCGCCCAGCAGCATCGTCTGCATCAGATCCAGGAACTGCAGATTTTTGATGACAAACAGCACCGTATCTCCACCTGTTTTCTTTTTGCGCTGCTGATACTTTTCGTAAAGATCATGGACAAACTGTACGATATCCGAACGGGTATGCGCAGTGTGCAGTTCTGCTGCACCATGCTCGAGGCTTTGATAAAAACTTCCGCAGCGGTCATCTCCCACGATGCTGTCGCCATCCACACAGTACACACACGCCCTGCGGTTCAGCGCAGCCGAGAGCAGGAACAGATTGACCGTCCGATCCATCAGTTCATCATTGGAACCACAGATCAGGACATTATGCTGTTTTTTGCGGTCAAACGTCAGTTCAAACGGGTCATCCACCTTAATTTTTTCGCCCATATGCACAGTGACCGTGCTGGTATCGGCAATACCGATCGACCGTGCAGCAAGATAGTCCAGCATCGGCACAGTGCGGGAGCCCTCGAACACCTGCATCGTGCAGGGAGAATCCGCAAACTTCTCACTGATCTGTTTCAGGTAATGCTTTTTGGTTTCATCATTGCAGAAAGCGACCCGCAGGCCAACGTTCGGATTGTTCTCTGTGTAGTCTTCGTTCAGCACAGCGGTTCCGCGGGGTCCTTCCATTTTTTTCATTGCATCCGAACAATGGGTATCGCCAAACAGATAACGAGTATCATCTTCGCCACATTTAAGGCCAACACGGATACGCATTTGCTCGATTGTACCACGATCCAGCGTCAGGGTCGAAATGATTTTGGTGGACTGAGTCGCCATCAGAAGATGCACGCCGTAGGAACGTCC